CCATCTGATCTGCCTGGGAAAAGGAGATCTCAGTGAGCGGATGGTCCGGCATTTGTACATGGATGTGCGGGGAAATATATCAGAAACACAGACGTTTTTCGGCGTGGATGAAGTGACAGAGACTTACGACTATTCCAACGTGGAATCAGAGGAAGAGTTGATTACTGGCGGTACACAGCGACTGCAGGAAACTTGGGCGGCAGCAAATACGTTGGAAACAGATTTTGAAAATAATACAGAGTATGATGTCGGTGATATCGTGGGAGCACGGGAGACAATTACTGGAGTTACGATAAAACGAGACATCGTGAAAAAGATACTGAAAGTCAACAGCAGTGGCATCAATGTAGAATGCCAAATTGGAGAATAGGAGCGTGATGAAATGGCAGTGGAAATTATTACAGGGCACACCGGAAAAGAACATGTGACAGCGGAAGCAGCCGGAGCATTACATGCCGGAGTGATCGGAACAGGGAAATACGTCCTGGCCGGCGGTAATCAGTTTGCAGCGGAGATTGTATCAAATAACCTGATTAAGATTAAATCCGGTGAGCTGGTCAACCAGGGACGGCACATGCGCATCCCGGTGAACAGTTATGAGGAAGTGACCATTCAGAATGGTACGCAGAAGATGTACCGGAGTGATTTAATAGTGATGCGTTATAAAAAAGATACCAGTTTACAGGTAGAATCGGCGGAACTTGTGGTGATCAAAGGGAAAGCCAGTTCATCCATTCAGACGAGTGTTCCGAGTTATGTCAATGGAAACATTTTGTCCGGAGCAACGCAGGATGATTTCCCGTTGTACCGGGTATCACTGAGCGGTCTGACGATTACAAGCGTGACGAAGCTGTTTTCTGTGTCGCCGACAATCGAGATGTTGTCGAAACGGATGGACGATATCGGAAAGGTCAGTACGGCAAAGTTATTAACAGAATTTCAATGTGAAACCAACATGATCACTAAAACGGCGGATGGGATGGTTTCGCTGTCTGTGTATATGCACACGG